CCTATACGAAAAGCTACGGACAAAACTGCTGTAACTACTTTTAGGACGACACAGTAAAGAACTTAATTTTTTCAGATTTTTCAGATTTTTCAGATTTTTTCACTTTTTTGGGATTTAAGCAATGCACTGGCTAGACCAAGCATCACAAGAGTTCAACAGGCTACGTAGGATTGAGCTGGGCATACTCACTAGTAGGTTAGCATGTCAGACCATGGCGAGACAGGCATTGAGCCGTTTTAAGCAGAATAGCTCGTATTTCATGTATAGAAACGTATTTGGCGCATGGAGGAATTTTTAAATGGAAGACACGAAGAACAAGTATTACCAGTTGGTAAAAGATTTACAATCCGGAGAACTTGCCATGTCAACAGTTTTCAGGGCAATCCGGACTTACTACGAAGAAAACGAAGACATCCCAGAAGGCGTAAGGAATTTGCTTTCTTCGCCAGAAGGAGCGGGATACCTGAATAAGCAGCTCAACATGATGCGAAACGTCGCAGGGTTGTTAGAACTAGCCTACCGCAGAGGTAAGCAGCACGGAGAGGAAGGTGGAGACTGATGGAGCAAGAAAGGAGACAAAAGCAATGACATTCACTGATTGGATACTACCCGTAGGCTTGTCAGGATGTGCAGAGGAAGAATACGCCGTCTACTTGGCCAATGAAGCATGGAAGGCTTCGCAGCGCAACACAATGGAACTGATTGCAGGCAGTAGTTGGGAAAACAGCCCGCTTAAACATTTATGGGGGCAGGATTGCCGGAATGTAGTCGAAGAAATAAATAAAGTCATGAAAGGCCTTGGCCACTGCTACGTGTACAACGCTAATGGCGTGGCGGTAGTGTCGAGTCGCAGCGATGAAGAAGTAGACGTAGGCGTAGAGCTTCTGGCTAACAGGGTATTTGAGGCAATTTAAAGGAAGATACGGCAATGGTGCCAAGCGGCTTTGAACCCCGTGACGTGTGAAAGCGTACAAGGTTCGATTCCTTGGTCTTCCGCCAACATAAAATTATAGGTGGGGCATGTCACGAAACGGGCATGTGAATTTAGGCCGAAGGGTACCGGAGTTTATCGTCTGGGAGAGTTAGGCTGTTCGCTGACCGATAATCGGGTAGAGGGTGAAATACCCTCCCCACCTGCCATTTAACAGGAGAACAGAAATGAAAAAGTACTGTGATTATTGCTGTACACCGTTATTAGACCCATTAAAAACGTATGCCCAGTCAGGGTTAGAGTTTTGTGGTCTTTCATGCTTGATACTGTACCACGGCGTATCCACCCCGCAGCCGTGGTATATCAGGAAATACAACGCAGTGGTTAAATATCTTGGGGATGTGGTAGTATGACATGCTTGTTCTGTAATCACAGCCAGAGCCAGAGCTGTTTCGGTATCATCGTCGCATTCCAGATCATATGCGCAAGAACCGGCGAGGACGTAACCGAAGAAGCAATTGCAGACCAAGTACATGATCGGTGCCCGCTTGAAGAAAATAAGCCTTGACACATGTAGTTTTTTATGGTATTTACTCTGCGTATACACAGATTAAATACTTTTTCCAGTCTTTACCCGTAGGAGGATAGTTTTATGCGTACAAGTAAATTTATGATTTTGATTGTATCAATGGCGATAGTAGCAATTATCGCAGGCAACCTTTGCTCAAGTAAAGTAAATGCCGGGTGGAACGTAGGTAGTGCTGCAAACCCTACAGATTTTTTAATTGAAGTAGCGAAAGGCAATGTCCCCGGCCACTCTGTCACGCACAGATTTGGCCACAATACAGTCGGCACCACGCTGACCCCTCTCACTCATAGCGGAGTATATCAAACTCCCACCGCCGCCGTAGCTTTAGAAATCGTAAGCTCTGATGCAGACGACAAATTTATAGCCGGAGACGGTGCGAGAACTGTTAGTATTACCGGATTACTCTTAGATGGTTCAATAGTCACGCAAGTAATTGAACTGACCGGACTCACTCCGGTATCAATACCGATACCTTTATGGCGTCTTTTGGACTGGGAAGTAGCGACCACTGGAACCTACGGTACTACCGCAGTCGGTGGTCATCAAGGAACCTTAACGATTAGAGTAGCCAGCGCAGGGGCTACATGGAGTACGCTTGGTGTATCTGCTTTTGCAAGCGGCAGGTCTGAGATAAGCTGGTACACAGTACCCGCAGGATTTAGAGCCTATCTATTCTTTCAGTCTATAGACATAGCAGCACTTACACCGGCAGATGTGTACTTTATGAGAAGATTAGATGCCAATATCGTAGCTGCCCCGTTTACACCAATGGTTGAACTGGCTGAGTGGTCAGGTATTTTAAGTGGTGGCGAAGGAGATAGTAATTTCCCTGTCGATGGCTTGCCAGCATTTACCGATATGGGATATATGGGTGAGGTAGGCACTGGAACTGCGAGCATATCGGTGAGTTATGAAATAATGTTGGTCAAAGACGGTTATTGATTCTTAATAAAGGAGACAAAATGAACTTGACAAAACCGATGTATTTGTTTATAACAGTAGTAGTAGCAGCCTATGGTTGTTGCCGTTGCATAAGCTGTATATGCGCTTGGTGCAGGTGCTAAATTCACTCACAGTAAAGGAGAAAGAAATGAAATACAACATTGACCCCAGCGAAGGCATTAACGCTATAAAGGGAATATTTCTGGGCTGTGCAGTTGTGGTATGCGTCGGACTTATAGTAGCTACGGTGTGGATACTTATATGAAGAAGACACTAAGTACAGATGCCGGAATTATTGCTTTAGGCAGTGATTGTTTCCGGGCATTGCATTACAACAAAGAGTTGCTTAATGACGGGCTTTCACGTATGATGTGGACTGTGACGTTTATATTAAACAATGACGTAGTTATAACAGAGCCGTGCATCACGCCGGATATAGCTTTATCAGTAGCAATAACCGCAGTAAGGGAGAGCAAGAATAAATGAAATTTACACACTTAGACTGTGAAGGTTACAAGGAAAGGCATCCTAACCTATGTGTGTTCACGGAAAACAAAAACGTAGTGTCCTGCACCGCTCTGTCAAAGTGTGGCTTGAGGATAGCGGTTAAGAAGAAAGGCCGGAAATAAGCCGTGACAACATTATACATTTACACCATGCCTATGTGCGGAGCATGTGAGGCAATTAAGAAGAAATGGAAAGACGAGCATAGAGACTTTATAGAGCGTAGCGGCGAAAGGCTTAAGAACGACCCACGTATCTTTGATGACATAGACAAAGAAGCTTTTATGATTTACCAGATGCTAAACCAAACATTCCCAGTAGGGCTTGAAATAGAGAGAGTGTAATGGATATAGAACTACACCCAATAGATGACTTGGTTTCAGAAATAAAGCGCAGGTACCCAGATGGTACGTTGATAGCTCTGCAAAATCCCCCTCACGAAGTCAGATCAACGGGCAATGATTGGCGCACGTCGATGGCTGGAAATATCCATACAACACTAAAACTTGCCAGTATATGTATGTGGCATCATCAAACTGAAATTATGAAAGCGATTAGACCTCAACCAATGGACGGAGAATGATGAAACTTGATAGACGCTCTTTTTTCAAAACATGTCTTGGAGCCGTTGCAGCGATTGCAGTTACGGCTATACCAGTATTTTCTAAAGATGCCGTAGCAGAAGCAGTTGAACCAATACAAGCCAAGGCGGCGAAGCCAGAAGATGGTTCAGGCAAATTTATTCCGGAAATGTGGAGTGAAAAACTTTTACAGGAATGGTACACGTGGAAATAGTTGATTACGACAAAACAGATAAATGGAATATTCTCGGTATCCGGGAGAACGAAAAAGCACCTGCGCATGGATACGTAATAGTATTCTTAGGGCATAGCGGTAAGGAAACCCGGATAGGTTGCACGCCAGAAGAACTGCGAGCATTAGGCCGGGGATGCCTCGAAGCTCTCGAAGACTTAGGAAGGGAACCAACATGACAGAAAAAGTAAGGAATGCGGTAATCGGAATTAAACGGATGGGCGTTATACTTTGGTGTGTAACTGCAATTACTGTAATTGTATTCTTGAACCTGCACTACGCAGAACCGACAGGAGCTCCATCCATCACCGCAATGACTTTAATAGCCGCATTGGGCGGTGTAGACGTATGGAAGCAGGGAAGGAAAAAAGATGGCGAAGGATAAGAAAAAGAAGAAAGAACCCGGTACAGGCCTTAAGTTCAACAAAAGGCAGAAGAAGAACTTCGAGAAGTTCCAAGAAGGCTTCCGCAGTAAGTTCGGTATAAAGAAAAAGATTATTTCTCTTGCGTTTCTTTTTCTAATGTGTTATTCTTCCACAGCATTTTCTCAAGGCCGGAATGGTTCTATTAAATTTGCATGGGACGCAAATCCGGTAAGTGATGAAGTAACGGGCTATCAAATACATAGCGGTCTTACATCCGGGAACTACGACACTGTTACAGATGTAAAAAACGTAACGGCTGCCAAGTTGTCCAGCCTTGTAAGAGGCACTTTGTACTATGCCGTTTTAACAGCCTATGACGCTGCATACAACGTATCCGACTACAGTATAGAAGTAAGTGCTATAGCCAAAGACCAAGACGCTCCGGGGAAACCGGCAATGTTTAAAGAAGTAGACATTGTTAATATCAGAGCCAACATAGTAAACTTAATTAGTGCCCGCCCTTAATTAAGAAAACCGGCACAAACTTAAATAAGACCATGAGCGATATCCATGAAGTTGTAAACGAGATATTGGAGTACCTGCCTATACAGCAACTCACGGTAAATGCACAAACGCATTTGCGCACTAAAATATTCACTATTGTTCTAAAGCATAGAGGGTTAGCAGTAGTTGAATTGATTAAGGAGAAAAACGAGCTTGACCGGCAGTTGTATATTGCTAAGAGGAAAATCGAAAGCTACAGAGAAGACGAACCGGTTGACCCCGCAGGATTTAATAAATAATTTTTATAGCTCTTTTGATAAAGGAGAATTGAAGTATGCCAACGGATACGATGGAAAATGTTTTTATGAGCAGCCTTGAGTTGTTTGTAGCAGAAGTAGAGAAGTACGACAACCTTAAGATCGTCTGCGAAGTAGCGGGCGGAGGCTGTAACGGTAGCGATATTATAGTTGTTGAAGACAGTAACATACTGCCGGATATAGCAGGCCATCAAATAACCGTTGAAGTCCCGGAAATATTTGCGAAGTGTTACGATGAAAAGTCTGTAACAAGGTTTTTACGAGTGATAAATCGTGACGAAAATGATGTCATATGCGAGGGAGTTACTCGCATTGTCGGATATTACAGCCGTGTCAATAACTGGAATAAGTCTAAAATAGGCGAACTCAGAGACAGGCAGAACGGTATGTATGGTACCGGTAATCATACCAAGCAGTACAAAGAAGAAGCAATGGCGACAGTCGACGCTCTTTAATTAATATCTCTTTTATCGCATTCTACGAGGGCTAAGTTTGAAGAACTTTTATATTAGCAACAAAAAATTTACTTGTTTTTTTCTGTTTATATTGTGGTCTCTTACTCTTAGCTCTCTTGGATGTGGTAATATGTCGTGGCAGAAACGCACGGTGATTACTTATGAAACAATAGGCGTAACCCTAGAAGAAGCAAAGCCAGTATTAATAGTTTTGTGTGCGGAAGGCATTCTGGATAAAGCAGATTGCATAGCGGCTAGGGAGGCGTACAACCAAGCAGTAACAGCATATGGAGCCATGGGTGTTGCGGCAATGATTGCTTTCGACACCGGGGACGATACACAGTACAGAAATTTAGCCAAAGAGCTATCGGAATTACTTATCGTTCTCAATAGGTTTTTAGTTACTCAATAGGAGCAAATCAGTGAGCATACCAATAACCCTTATCATACCCTTGATTGGGCAACTACTTACTTTATCCTTGAAAATTGCGGACATAATTGATCGAAGCGACGATATTAACGCAGAAGACAAACAGGCTATGAAGGCCGCAATAAAGAAAGCCAATGAAGGTGTTACTTACTGGAATGAGGACGGCACTTAAGATGTTCGGACAAAAAACAAGGGACTTAATAGTAGAGACTGCTACGATTGTGAAAAGAGTAGACAAAAGCCTTTTTGCCCACAACAAAGACAACGAAAAGAAGTTTGAAGGCATCTACAAGCTAATCAAGGAATGCACTGACTCCTGCCCGGCGGAAGACAAGTTCGACGCCCATACAAAGGCTCAAAACGGCACTCTGTTAAGGATGGAAAGGAAATACGATTCTTTCTATAAAGAACATCAGTCAGAACTAGGCGGGGTAAAAAACAAAGTAAGCGCAATGGAAGTCCAGAAGAAAACCAAGAGGGAAGTCCTTGGTTCTTGGCTGATATATATTACCATTGCTGGAATTATTACGGGTTCTTCTTTTGCTTATCTAAGGTATAAAGCCAGCAACGACAGAGTAAATAACAAAAAAATAGAAGTGATGTTTGAAAAAATATTGTCAAAATAGTTGACAAGTGCTTATATAACTGATACATAGTGTATTATATCAATAGGGTCATTTAAAATAAAGGGGGCAACATGAAGCTTGAATGGGGTAATAACAACACATCATTACTTATAACGGCAACTGGAAACCAGAATGAAAAAAGCTATGATAGGCTTTATTTAGACATAGTACACAGGCAGGTATCGGCAGAACATGTCTTGAGAAATATGATGTTAAACAGAATTACTCAACAAAATCACATGCACGAAAAGTGCGAAGAACTGGCAAGGATTAGAGCCCATACCGTTATGGGTTGGATACGAAGACATATTTTTTAAACTTTTCTAAAGCAATAATTATAGGCGAGCCGTGCAGGGCTGCACCCCATGCATGATGCTCGCCTTTTTTATTGCCATAATTTAATCATGGATAATTGGAAACACAGAGCAAAGACGATGCTGTGTCAGACCTGTATGTGGTTTGCTGAAAAAGCTCCGGCGGAAGATGCGGCAACAGTGCCAGTCATAGGACGTTGCCGAAAGAAGGCGCCTACCATGTCTGGCTGGCCAGTGATGTATACAACTGACTGGTGCGGCGAGCACAAACTAGACGAAAATAAAATATAATGGAATCGACAATAGAAGTAATAGACAAAGAACTTGAAGCAGGCATAGATATAGATAAGAAGCGTAAGGCAGTGAGAAACCGCCTTGCAACTGACTATCTATACTACGCACCACGCTGCCATAAAATAGTTAATAAGCAAGGCCAGCTCGTACCGTTCAAACTGAACGAGTCCCAGATATACGTCCATAGACTCTTAAAGAAAGAGCTAGAGCGTAAGGGATACATAAGGGCTATCATGCTTAAGTGTAGGCAGTGGGGCGGGTCTACGTTTGTTGAGTCATGGTTCTATCACAAGATTAGTTATAGAAAAGGAAAGCGTGCTGTAATTATGACAGAAGCGGACTTGAGCCGTGATAACTTATTCAACATGGTAAAGACGTTTCATGAAAACGCTCCTGCGGCTGTAAGGCCTCAGACCAGAGCCAGTAATGAAAAAGCATTGATATTCGACACGCCAAAGGGCAGTCCTGAATCCGGGCTGAAAAGCAGGTATGACGTAAAAACCTGTGAGTCAAAAGGTGGACTTGGTATTACAACACATTACATCCATTTATCAGAATATGCGTTCTTTAAAGACAGCGCACTTAACACCGTGGCTGGCCTTCTGGAAAGCGTGCCTTCTGAATACCCGGCAATACTTGGGACTCAGGTTATAATGGAGTCAACCGCAAATGGAGTAGGAGGCATATTTTACAATACATGGAAAGACTCAGAAGCACAAGAAGCAAAGGGTAAAGACCCTGATTTTCTCAGGATATTCATTCCTTGGTTCTACCATAGCCAATACAGTAAAGTCCTTACAAATGAGCAAAAACAAGAAATAAAGAACGGTTTAGACGATGATGAAGAATGGTTACTTAAACAAGAGCTTCCAAGTGGCGCAATGGTCTCGTATGAACAGTTGGCATGGAGACGATGGAAAATCTCTACGATGTCGGCACCGATGGGCTACACGAAAGAGGAATTTTTTCGACAGTGGTATCCTGCGACTGCCAATGAAGCTTTCATTTATTCCGGAAAACAAGTATTCCCTGTCTCCGATCTCAGAAAAGCTGAGGAAGATTGCTTCGAGCCTTTATTTGTGGGTGACTTCAATATGCACAACGGTAGATTTGAGGAAGAAGCAAAAGGCATGCTCAAGATATGGGAAAAGCCTATTCCCGGCACGAGGTATGTAGTTGGTGCCGATGTCGCCGAGGGATTAATCCAAGGTGACTTCACATGCTGTGATGTTCTTAAGCTACCATACGGTGAGCAAGTAGCGCAAATACACGGCAAGATAGACCCGGATACATTTGGTGACGTACTGGATTATTTAGGCAGGTATTACAACAAGGCCTTAATGGGAGTAGAAGCCAATAACCACGGACTGACTACTATAACCACGCTTAAGAAAGCTAATTACGCCAACTTGTACCAGAGAGAAAAACTAGATAGCGTCGGAGACGGTAAGAAACAGAAACAAGCGGGATGGCTTACAACTAAGAAATCGAAATATAAAATAATCGACGGATTGAGAAGTGCGCTACGAGACGGCGAATGCGGTGTTGTTTGCAAAGAGACAATTAGAGAAATGGGCGAATACACCATACACGAAGGAGATAACGGCTCCTGTACTTATGGTGCAAAGCTGGGATGCTTTGATGACCGAGTTATAAGCATAGCAATAGCCCTTGAAATGTTGTACACAATTCCTAAAGCAAGGAACAAAAGAGATGAAGTGATAAAGAAAAGCAAAAGTAAAAGAGCTAATTACGAATCTGCGGAAGACTATATAGCAAGGAGTAAAAATTAATGCCGGAAATTAAAAATAAAGATAAAGTTAAAATACCCGTAATAGACATTATTGACGAGTCAGAAATATACGCTTTGGGCTCGAAGCTGTATAAAAGATTTACTGCTTGGCGAGACAAGAA